TAATGCCCCATTTTGCAAGGTATGGGTAGGGATCTACATGATCACTCCCATTATTTGGTTGGTTGTAAGTACAAAACTGATGAGTTTTAATTCCAGCAAGACTACTAGAATCTAGAGTTTTAGGGATTCCAGCCTCGTCAGCTAACTCACGTAATAGCTTGACATAAAGTCGATAATCTCTCATGAATTCTTCTTTAGATTCATGACTTTCTATTAGTTCAACTTGAGCATATCCTTCTACGTTCCATCCTCCACCAACATCATAAGCACCCCTGTCAACTAACCAAGTCTGCATAATACGTCCATTCCCAACCACATGGGAGAAAAATCCTGATTCAACTGGTCTGCGCATATGATAATCTGCTTCGTTTTGTACAGTTGAGTTAGGGTTACCTGTAGAGTGTGCGTGCACTTGGCGATAGGGTTGTTCACCGATTTGAGGAAGATTTGTTCGTAATCTACTTTTATCAACTTCCATGGTTATCCTCCTTATCATCGTTAGACTTTTCTTCAGTCAGATGTTCAAAAGCTTTTAAAATTGGTTTAAAAAGCAGAATATTCCCTTTTACTTTTTGATAGTTCTCAATTAACGATTGGAAAGTAAAAACTAGGTATCCAATATAAATCGAATACAGAAACATAAATCCAGTTTTTTCAGGCAACAAAACAGACATCGGAATCAATAACAGTAACATAAAAATCCCTAATACTTTTCGAATTAAGCCATTGATTCCAATTCTACTCTTATACTCAACATCAGGATTTACAATTGCAGCAAATGTTCCTGATGCAAAATCAACAATTTCCATGATGACAATCAACGCTAACGCATACAAAATAAGCCCATCTTCTGTTTCGATGAGCTTTCTTAAAAAATTAAACAATTCAATATCCATTTTTAATACTCCCTATTGTTCTTTTTTATTTGACTCGATTTCAGCTAAAACAGCATCTTCTAATTCATATCGTTTATCACGGAACAATTTTTCTTGGTTTCTCATTTCGAGACGATGCTCCGCATAGAGCTCTGAATGATAGAGAAACTCAGATACTGTAGAAACACCATGTTCATCGACATCAACAGTATACTGCTTAACTACTTCATCCCCAATCTTCAAATTTCCAACCAAACGTGTTGTTTTAGTAATTTCTAATGCCATTAACTTTCTCCTTTCTCTCTTTTAGTTTTTACTTCCTCAAATAAGTCTTTTAGGTCTGAGTCGTATTCTAATACATCTTTCATTAACTGCAATTCGCTTGCAACAACCAAATAAAGAGCCTCATTTTGTGCTGCTTGACCTTCGATTTGTGCTAGTTTCTTAGTCAACGACTCCATTGCTAATTGATGGATTAAATCTGTGTTCATCTTCTAACATCTCCAATCGTTTATTTAATTTTCGAATATCAAGTATTAACTCTTGAATCCCTTTTAAAGCGATATTCGTTAATCTTGTATTATCAAGATTCAGAAAACCACCATTTTCATACACCAGTGACGAATCAATTTGTTGAACATCTTGAGCGATGAGTCCAATTTTGGTATGAGACTTTTGAATACGATTCCCTATTTTCTTCCAGTCATATTCTTTAAATTGAAATCTTTTGATAAAATCGAGTGCTTTATAGTTAGATAAGCCTATATTCTCTTTTAAGTTTTTATCAGAAAAATGTTGGTTAACAATTTGCCATAAGCTATAAGCATTTCCGTTATATGAGTAGTAAATATCATTTCCTGATCCACCAAAGTCTAGAGATACATTATTAGAATTCCAATAACTAATAGTTCCTGTAGTTGAGCCATTAATGCTGCTTTTGCCGTACTTCAACCAGCCAATTCCTTTTGCCTTAATGTATCCTTCGACCGTCAATAGAAAATCATCACTATCACTTGCAGTGTTTCCAGTAGTAAAATCTGAATCTTTGTAAATAAATAAGCCGTAAGGAACATTGTCCCCTCGGCCATAAGAACCTATAAATTGTACACCTAAACCATCTTTAGAATTAAACTGACGAGGAACATTAATCTGTAATCCACCGTTGATAGCGTCAAATGAACCATAAGCACCTAACTTAATTTTTGTTTCTCCAGTTAGTAATCCACCAGAAATTGTGGTTCCAGTTATTGTGCCACCCTGAATTCTATCACCACTTAGTAAGCCTGACTTTATTTGACTAGCATCAATCCTAACACTTTGTACACTATTGATAAAAGCATTCTTTGCAAACAGCTGTCGTAAATAAGCTTCATTTGCAACTAACTTATTAAAAAACGCTTGATCCACAACAATTTTATCTGCAGTTACTGAATTTGACGCTAATACCATAGTAGTTACTGAACCAGATTCAAAGTTTGATGTCTTTAATTTGTCAATCATTCCTGATTTAATGACTGCTCTATCAATTAAAGTATCTCCAGTGATATGAGTTGCCTTGCCAATAATTCGATTGATTCCATTTGCACCTAAATTAATCCCTGAAATTAAAGATCCAGCATTAGTTAAATTTTGAATCGAATAGGAACCTTGATGTTGCTGAACAAGACTTTCTGTTGCAATTTGTTGAAAAGATGTACTATCTACAAAGTTATTAGGTGGCTGACTACCTCGAACAATTGAAATTTGGCCAACTGCCACAGTGCCGTTCTTTTCTAGCCAAATATGAAGCCCAAAATCATCTGTTTTTGTCACGGTTTTATTTATCGTAAAAGTTCCTGTAAAAATTTGAGCTGCGCCCGTTCTAGTCGGACTGATGGTGAAACCTCCTATTGAGTTACCTGATTTGATTTCAAAACCAACTTTTCCATCAGGTAGTACATCTATCCATAAATTGACCCTATAAGAAAGTTTCTCACCAGCAACAAATTTTTGACTATGAAGAGGCATTTGGAAACCACGCCAACCATTTGTTGCCCTACCACTTTGTGCAATTCTTAGCAGCTTGTATTCATTAGTTCCAGTCATAACTAAATTCGAATTCGGTTCACGTTCTCTATATTTACTAAAATTGGTTGGATCGTATACTAAGTTTTGGTTATCAATTAAATCACTGACTCTTGTAATCAGTCCTTCGGATGTTTGTACAACCTGACTAATTGTTTTGCCTTGTTCACTAATAGTTCTTGTATGACTAACTAGAGTATCTTTTACTTCGTTAAAAGCCGTTACAGTTGTTAAATCTTCGATAGGTTTAGTCCAATAATTTGGAAAGATATCTCCAGTAGTAATCATTAAAGCTCTCCAATGAAACTTACCTGAACTTGCTCCATCAATACGAAATTGTAATTCAAAGTTTTTAAAATTATTGAACATATCATCGGTTACGATTCGAGAAATTTTAATAAGATGGTAGTTTGTACCAGTCTTTAATGTAGTAGACCAAGAGGTATGAAAGGGATTAGAATGAACACTCCATACAGCACTATTATCTGATTTTTTATAGCCTGGACCTTGTAAGATAATTCTAGGAGTAATAGTTGGATCTAATACAACATTATCGACAGAAATATAAACAAATAGATTGATTTTTGTCCCTGAATAAATGCCAGTCGAATCACCATAAGGAATTTTTCCTAATGTTTGAATCCAATTAAGTTTCGAGTTTATTTCTTTGTATGAAGTCCAACTATCACTTGAACCAGATGCTAAGTTTCGATGAGAAACACTAGTTGGTATTAAAGCTTTAGTTTCACTAATAGTCCGAGTGAAACTATTAGATGTTTCTCTAACTAAGTTTTGCACGCTAGAGTTCGTTACATAATCTCTATCTAAAATATTTTTATCAACATCTGATTTAGTTTGAAATCCTTTTAAATTGATTACAGTTTCTACCTGACTACTAGTCAATCTTTTGGCTATTTCACCTGCTTGAATTTTAATTGTTGTTTCAGTACTAGCAAGTCGATTTGTCGTTTGATTAAAATCTGTTTGTGATACTTTAGTCTTTATAGAATCTGCAGCAACTTGTAAATCAGCTTTAGTTTTAGATATCGCTAATGCGTTCTCTGATATCCTTTGCAGTGCTTCATTAGCTGTTTGTTTAATATTTTCTACATAGGTCTTTTCAGCTTTTAGAATTATTTTGTCCTTAGCTTGTGATATTTCTGTTCGTTGTTGTTCTACGGTATTTTTGATAGCATCAAAGTCTGTCTTTGAAACCTTGTTAGTAATAACACCATTAAGCTTATCAATTGAAGATTCTACTGTTGTAATTTGATTCAATAAGCAATTCTTGCTGAGTTCAACTAAACGATTTGCTTCTGCAATAGCTTCTTTTTTATAATTTAAGGTATCTGTTAACACTGTATTAGTAGTCTCTTTAACTTCTCTACTAACATCTAAGGCATGATTTGCTAAATCTCTACTACTATTTGCTTTAGCCAACACATCGTTGTATCTATTTTCATTAAGTGATTCATTAGATAGAACTTTAGAATCAACATCAGCGATCTTCCCTTCAATATCTTGACGAATACCATCTGCGTAGACTTCTGCACTAGCTTTGACTTTTTCAATATCATCAAAAATTGATTCTTTTTGTTTAGTGAATTCGGCATCAAAGGCTGCATTCGCATTTCTCAAAGCTTTTTCAATTGCGACTTCTTGTAATGTGAAACCAGAGTCTAAAATTGCATTTGCGACAGTTGAAATTCCACTATTTGAAGTTGAACCACCTACCATTGATTTATCATCAAAAGTAATCGAGATATATTCTTGTGTCAGTGCGTCAAATTCATAAGCGATTGCCTTTTTTGGAATATCAATCTCATGTTTCAAACTCTTGATATATACAGTATCCCCTAAATGTACAACCTGCCCATCAAGTTCATAGGCTTCAATCGTAATAGCATCCGATAACTTATCAATTCCTTCATTCTTAAACTTAGCCTCAGCCCACTTCCTTAACTCCTCAATGCTTTTAAGAGTATTATTTTCGTACTCTTTTTCATTGATATATGGATAGAAAGTGATTAGAGGACTATCGACAGTAATTTTAATTGTCTGGTCTTTATCTTTACCATCTGGTTTAAATGTTGATTTTGCATGAATACGAGTAATGATTGATTGAGTTGATTTTGTTCTCTTGTAAGACTTTAGATTCTTATGTGTTGTTATGACAACACCCCTATTTTCACCTCTATTCTTCTTGATTGTCAGAGCCAAATTGTCACGAATCAACTCCCCTTCCCAAGTTCCTATAATAGAATGAGCACCATCCATTAAGACAGCATAAAGTGTTTTTACCTCATCTGTATTGAAAGTACGGCGATCTGTAACATCACTCGTAAATGAAAAATCACCAAGATTAGTCTTAGTATTTTGTACCATTTGGGATAAGGCCATACCACAAGTAAGATTAGCAACACTAATTGGTTCGATAGACCGTTGCATAATATCATCTGAAATATGGTAGGCGGTTATATCCAAACTATCATCGTTTTCAATTGGCTTTTTAATACGAAATAACTGGAATCCTAAGACAGGCACAGGAGCCTTGATAAGCATATCCTCTTTTATTTGTTTATAGATACCAGAATCGGTAATTGGATAGCGAATAGATAAGGTGAAATCACCGTTCAGGGTTTCTTTTACAATTGCAGAGCTAGTTTCATGAAGAGGTAATCCATTCCACTTTACAGTTCTAATATCTTTGTTCAACAAAAATAACATTTAAGCCCACCCCCAATTTGTTTCAAAGCTTAAAGAAGTAATACCTCTACCAAGAACAACACCTACTTCTTTTTTAGCGCTTGGATCAATAGTGATAAAATCACCAGACCATTTGATGTACTTTTTGCTAACCGTTAGAAAACTTGGACTATTTGGTTCGTTTACCATCACAAGAGGTTCTGTAACTTTTTCAATTTTAATAACCTGATCTCCAATCGTAAACTGTGTCTCAGTTGCCGAATTCCCCATTATCGTTATTTTGGGGAACGCTAGAGATGTCCCTTGAACTCTAAGTACACCGTTTGATGTCAAAGTTTGTCTATCCATTGATTTAAAGAACTTTGTAGGATGACAAATAAAGGTAGCTTTCGTCGCATATACACCATCTCTCTCTTGTTTTACCTCAGTACATTTTACTCGGTAACACCAAAGACGTGTGGTTTTCATCCGTTCACTCTCAAGCCAAAACTGCTCCTTGATAAATAGACCCATAAATTGATGGAGTTGTTCTTCTGAGGGCTTAACAATGTAAATCGTATATGATTTTTCAATCAAATCTCGGTGCCGATTTGTTTGCGAAAGAGCCCCACTCATTCCTTTATGTTCTAATAAACTCGTCTTACTCTCCGCTAGGATAACAGAAGGCGATTCGTGGACAATCACCTTAAAAGGAAAACTAGAAGTTCCAATTCCATCTATGACTAACTCGTTTCTTTTAATCATATAGTGGCTCCTCTCAATTGTTTTTGACGTGCTAATTCTTCTGCAATTCGGCTTGCTACTTCATTTGCTATTTTTTCAATATCTGCCTGTTCTCGGATAATATTTCCAGTAATCGAAATGTTGATGTCTGGCATTCTTAAATCCATCGTTCTTGCAATACCTCTTCCGATTGCCCCAAGAGTAGATTCATTTAAAGGGAGTACCGCTTCGTTTCCTGCTTCTCCTCCTACCATTAGGGAATTCCCTATTGTTCCGAAGGCAGTTGGTTTTGTTAAAATTCCCCCTTTTGCATACCACTCAATTCCGATTCTAGGAATTTGTCCCTTTAACCAATCCAGAGGGTTTGCAGATCCTGACACACTAAAATGAGGTAAAGGAATGTGTGGCCACTGAAATCTGAAATTAAAGAGATTTTTGATAGCAGTTATAGCAGTTGAAACAGCATTTTTGGCAGTGTTGATTGCATTTGAAATCGTATTTTTTACTCCATTCCAAACATTGGACACTGTACTTGAGATTCCATTTAAAATACCTGAAATAGTTGAACTGATACTATTCCAAATTGTACTGATAACATTACTAATTGCTGATAAGAGATTACTAATTGTGTTCTTAATCCCATTCCAGGTGTTTGATATAAGTTGACTAATAGTACTTAGAACTAAGCTTACAATTGACTTGATGGATTCCCATACTGTTGAAATAACTACCTTTATTGTTTCCCATGCACCAGACCAATCCCCTGTTATAACCTGCATGATTGCTTTAATAATGCCTAAGACAAGATTGATTGCTGTTTCAACTACTTGTTTAATGATTTCCCAAGCTGTGCTGATAATCAGTTTTATATTTTCCCATGCTGCCTGAATATAGGGTTCTAGAATTGACATAACGGTAGTTATGACTGTTGAGATTGCATTCCAAACTGTGGTTGCGGATGCTAGAATTAATTCTTGGTTTTCACTCCACCACGAAGTCAGTGTTCCCCAGATACTTAAAATAAAGTCTGATATTTCTTGAATGATAGTAGATATAAAAGAATAAATAGCATTCCAAATATCCGTTACTGCTGTTCTAAATCCCTCGTTATGTTCCCAAAGTTCTTTTATTCCTACAATTAACAAAGCAAGAACAGCTATAATTCCTAAGACTATAGCAATAACTGGTGCTACACTTGCTATTAAGCCACCAATTGTGACACCCATTGCTAAGGCAGCTGCTTGAAGTGCTAAAAATATAGGGAGTAATAAGCCTAATCCAGCAATAAGGCTACCCACAATAACAATAAATTGTTTGACTGGCGTTGATAAACCAGAGAACCACTCAGCAACTGAACGTAGCAAATCAGCTAAAATCTCTAGTATCGGTGCAAAAGTCCCAGCTATAGCATCTCCAACTTCAGCTAATGCTAACTTAGCTTCATTTTGAGCAGTTGTAAATTTATCAATTGGATCCAGTGTCGCTTCATAAGTTGACCTGACTGTTCCTGACGCTTTCTTTGCTGTTTCAGCTAAGTCATCGAAAGATAAAGCTCCACGACTAATAGCATCCACCATTCTTGGAGCACCCTTGGTCCCAAATATATCTGAAGCGATAGTTAACTTTTCAGTTTCGCTAGTTGAATTTCTAATTTTTTCTATGGTTTCAGATAAACCTTGCTGCAAAGTCTTTCCAGATGCTGCGTACTTCACAGATGCTTTTGATAGGGATGATAAAGAGGCTGATGAATCCACACCAGCCTTTTCAAATTTCCCCATTAAAGCAACACCCTCATCAAATGAAAGTCCTAATGCCTTAATTTGTGGTGCTCCAGAGATAACCTTATCCATCAAATCTTGGACTCCCACCCCAGTAGCTTGACTGGTAAAGGTGACAGTATCAAGAACACCAGACAAATCCATTGCCTGTAAGCCATATGCTTCTATAGCTTTCTTAGCTGAAATAGCTGATGAGGTAACATCACTTCCGTTTATGGATGCGAATTGAATGAGGTAACTTGAAGCTGATTTTAAACTATCACCAGTTAAACCAAACTGAGTGTTCAACTCTCCGACTGCACTTCCAGCAGTGTTAAAGTCTGTAGGGATTTCTGTAGCAAGGTTCTTTGCGATAGTTGTCATTTCTTCTAAAGCTTGGCCAGAAGCACCAGTTTTGGTGACAATGATATCCATCCCTTCATCAACTTCGTTAAAAGCTTCAAGCGACTGTTTCCCAAAATCAATCAGTTTTTGTGATAATTCTGCTAAACGGTCACTGAATTCCATTAGGATTTCTGCTTTTAAGAGATGATTGATGTCTGATAGATTATCCTTTGCACTTATTGAACTAGTGCTCATCTCTTCCATCTCATTTTGAAGGTGATTATAGGCCGTTTTGGTATCATTTAGAGTCTGTTCCAGTTTATTGGCTTCAATTGAATTTTCGCCATACTGAGATTTTGTTAGTTCTAGCTGTTTCTCTAAATTCTGAATCTGTTTTTCTAGTAAAGAGGAACTTTCATTTACTTTTCTTTGAGCTAAAGCTAGCTGTTCAGATTCACTAGAACTTGAAGAAAGTTCACTTTCTTGTAATTTAAATTGACTCGTTAATTTTTCACTCTCAGAAGCTAGACGAGCTTGTTCTTGTTTCAAGCTATCCCATTGACTTTTAGTACTACCTATTCGATTACCATTTTCCGATAAGGCTTGGTTGACACCCTCTAGTTTGCCTTCGTAACTTTTCAGTACTGTCTGTGTAGTTTCTACTTCCCTTTGAAAGGCTCGATATTGTTCCGCACCAATAGTACCAGACTTAAATTGAGCTTCAACTTGAGCTTGTGCCTGCCTTAAGGTAGCTAACTTTTCTTTAGTTGTTTCAACTTGTTTAGCAAGCACTTCTTGTTTTTGAGTAAGGAGTGTGACATTTCCTGTATCAAACTTAAGAGCCTTATCAATTTGTTTCAATTCTTTAGTTGATTCAGCGGCTTGTTTATTTATCCCTTTTAAGGCATTTTGCAAGGGTTGTGTGTCACCACCAATTTCTATTGTGATGCCTTTTATATTTCCAGCCATGTTCACATCTCCTTTCTATTAAAAATTATCAAAATCACTTTGATTCGCTTTTCTTGTTTTGCTTGTTTCATTTGTCCGCAAGTTTACATAATCAGTTTGATAATCAAGAGCCATCCCTATTGAAATATGCTTTAAGTCGTTTATGGATAAGCCAGTTTCCTTACAACAAAATAGATAGCTTTCTACCGTAAAGATTTCTTCGCTTGCTGTTTCTGTTTGATCTGCTTTTTTCTTGTATTCATCCCTTGGTTAAGCATATTCATTAAGATAGTTGCTACTTCTTGAACTGGAAACTCCTCCATCTCCATAAAGAATTCTTTGAATGGTTTAATTCTTGGATTAGCAGATTTCGCAAATACCCAAAAAATTCTGTGAAAAAAAGTCATATCAAAATTGGTCAGGATAGATAGATCAATGTCACCAGTTTCGAGTTTTTCTTCCTCATTTAGGTGTTCAATCTTATCGAGAATTGACTGCGTACTCACCATTGAAAACAAGTCTTGAAAATAATCTTTACCAAACTGTTCTTTATAAGCAATCGGTGTATAGGCATTAGTAGCTAATTCATAGGTCTTTCCTGAAATTGTAATACTATCTCTCATCTGTAACTCCTTTATTCACGAGGTTCAAAGACTTCCTTGAACCAATTCTGACGAATCTCATCACTTGTTTCTTCTGTCGTTTTGCGACGAACCACCTTATCAAGTGGCCGAGGACTTGCAGTAAAGTTTAGCTCAACCTCATTAATATCTGAACCAGATTTTGTTTTTGATCCCATTGACGGACGTGATGCGTAACAGTAATACAAAACATGAAGTGTTTCTTTCTTATCTCCTTCAAAACGAAACATCAGAGCGAAATTCTTCTTTTCAGCATTTGCGATTTCAGAAATTGTTTTAGTTGTTGGATCTAATTTTTCTCCTAAGACACGAGTTAAAAATTCTTGGGTTAATAAGGCGAGCTTCAATGTTCCCTCATAACCATCATTTGATTCCGAAGTATAAAAGTTGATATTATCTGCCTTGTATGAACCTTTGTCACCAGTCGGTTCCAAGGTTAGTTCTGCTGCACCTCGTAATCGTTCAACCGTTCCATAAGTCAATGCACCATTTGAAGCTTCAGTTGTAACTTCTGCCCAATGAACATCTTGTAATCCGAATGTAACTTTATTTTTTTCAGTCATAACTATCCTCCGTTTAATGAAATGTAATATGTAATTTGATACAGTTTTTCAGTTGAGATATAAGTCTCTACTTTGTCAAAAAAAATTGAATGACTATCAAATAAGTCATCCATCTTAGTTTCGATTTCTAAGTCCTTCTTTAAGGTATAGAGTTCCGCTTGAAGATTAAGAGTCTTATGATAGCTCCAATTATCAGCCCCAGCATTTTCTGAGCCCTTAACAAGATATACAACAAATGGTGGTGCTGGACTTCTTCCTTCTTCAAAATGATGATAAGCTACTGGCAACTTTGATTTTATTAAAATGTTATAGAACTCTTTTAATGTCATAAACTCCTCACAATCTTTGTCTCAGCTTATCTTCAAGTGACTTAACGGCACTTTTTTCAACGATTTCAATATGTTTTTGCCCTTCTACTCGACCGCCATTTTGTTTAGCGTGCCCATTTTCTAGGAGATGAGTTAAGCCTGGTGTTCGGTTATGAATGGTTTTTGTTAAGCCTGTAGGACTGTCACTTGTTGACTTACTTTTCCAACCTCGTGCATACTTACCAGTTTTTCGTGGAGAAGAGATCTTTAAAGTATCTACAGCACTGTCTGTTACTTCTTCTACTACCTCTCGCATTGCAGATGTCGTCTCTTTAATGTAATCACCCAACTCTTGATCAATTACTTTTTCCAACTCATCCATTCCTATCCTGTTCATAGTCATTCTCCTTAGTTGCTACAATATAAATCAATTGCCTAGGAACGCTATCACCATCAATTGAATCTACCGTAAAGTAGGCGTCTCTGTACTTTATCCTAGTTTTTAATGAACTTAGATTTAGTACCGCTTTGTCGTACCTTAGTGTAAATTGAATTTTGTTATAAAGGAGTTTAGACACACTCCCCTCATTTTCTGTCAAGGTCAATGGGCGACTAGAACACCATCTTTGGAAAACCGTGTTCCAAATTGAAGATTCATTTCCAATTTCATCAACCACAATTTTACGCACTTCAAATGTAAGACTGTCACGTAACGGAGCGATTTTCATCAAAAAATATCCTTCCTATCAGCTAATAGTAGGTGATATAACATTTGTTTTAACTCTTTATAATTAGCTGTTTCACGGTGTTCATAAAGATAGGCAACCCCATACAGGATTGCCATTCTTAGAACCTCACTGTAAGTATTCTGCCTTAATGTTTCTTCACAGAGTTTTTTACTCGTATCAATCAATTGCGTAATCAAGTCATCTTCATCTGTGTTTTCTACCTTAAGGTAAAGTTTTGCTTCTTCTAGACTTATCATGATTATTTTGCTTTCACAGTTAAAATTTTTACTGCTTCTGGTAATACTAATTTCCCATCAACACGTTGAGATGCAAGAAAACCAATTTGACCATTATTAGCATAAAGTTCATTGAGACGTTTAAAAGTACGTCCTTGGCGGTCTGCAATCCAGTAATATGAGAAATCTCCAAATGCAATGGCTTTATTCCCCTGTTCAGGGAGAGGTGCAAAGGTAGATGTATAGTATGGACGGTTAAGAATTAAATCTGGTTGTCCAGCTTGTGTAGACGGTTGCCAAATATAATTTCCGTTATTGTCTTTCAGTTTACGAATTGCTTTGACAGTTGTATCATGAAGAATCCATACTGCATTTTTACGATACGGAGCAGGAAGAGAATGATACAATTCAATCATGTCATCAAACGTAATGTCTTTAGTCGTCGTTGTAGGACCAGTAACATTTGCTTGCGTAAAGATTCCTGTTGGTTTCTTTGAGCCATCTCCAATAAGGAATGATTTCTCTTCTTCTGTACCAATACGTCGTGCAAACTCACTAGTCATATAGGATTCTAAATCAAATACTGAGTCATTTAACAATTCTTCTGAGATTCGAATAGCTGTTCCAATCTTATGTGAATCAAGTGTTACTTGACCAAATGTCTCATCAGTTTCAGGATAAAGTCCATTTTCATCCATCCATGACGCAGTTCCATGCCCTGTAACAACTGGAATCTTCCGCTCTCCACTTGATGTTTTAATGACGGTTGCTAGACTTCGGAAGAAATTCTCTTCTTGAAGACCTTGAACTAGTTTTTTCTCATACTCATCAGGTACTAAATGGCCACCCTCTGTATCTTCTCCAACACGAAGAACATCCTTAACATCAAAGAAGTTACGCTTACGGACATTCGTCCAAAAGGTTTTGGAATAGACATCAGACTTAGTTCCCTTCTTCTCATCTTCTACCTCACTATCTTTTAAGACAGTGGTAGGCTGTCTTGTCAAAGCCTGAGAAGTTGGTTGAGCAAGTTCTAGATCAATCTTTTCTTGTCGTTCTAAGCGAGCGATTTCTTGATTATAGCGATTGATTTTACTTTCCATTTCATCATAGCGTTGAGAATCTTCTTCTGAGACTAAACCATCTTCAGTTCGCACTGAGTCTAGGAAAGTTTTTGCTTGTTCCCAAGCTTGATTTCGTTTTTCTTTTAATTCAAGTAATTTAGACATAGGTTAGTTTTCCTTTCATTATTTCAATAAATCTAATCGTTTTCTTAACTGATTGAGAGGAGTCGTTGATAAAGGTTTGTAGCTATCTATTTTGGCTTGAAGTTTAACAACAAGGTTATGATCCGCAGTGGCTCTACTAAATGAATAACTGCTAATTTCTAGCTCTTCTTTAGGTTCATCTTTATCGAATAGAATCTTGTCCGCAAAGCCAAGTTCAACTGCTTTTCTCGCATTAAACCATGATTCAGAATCCATTAAATGTGAGATTTTTGCCCTAGATAATCCTGTTCTTAACTCATAGGCATTCACAATGGACTCTTTGATTTCCCCCAACATTTCAATAATCTTTTCCATATCTTTTGCTTCACCTTGTGCAATCGTCCACGGATTGTGAATCATCATCATTGCAACAGGACTCATGGATACTGTTGTTCCAGCCATGGCAATCACACTGGCAGCACTAGCGGCAAGGCCATCAATTATGACATGCACATTTCCCTTGTAATCCATCAGCATGTTATAGATTTGTGCTGCGGCAAAAACATCACCCCCTGGACTATTAATCCAGAGAGTGATATCACCTTTTCCTGCATTTAAATCATTTTTAAAGAGTTGTGGAGTAACTTCATCTCCAAACCATGTTTCATCAGCAATCTGTCCTTCAATACGAAGAGTGCGAATATTCCCTTCGTCTGAAAAACTCCAAAATTTACGCATCCTCTTCCTCCTTTTGTTTTTCTTGAGGTTGTTCAATTGCCTGTTTTGTCATAAAACCACCAGCATCTTTTAATTTAGTCATATTTCCGTTAATCAAATAAAGGTTTCCTCCTTCTTCATCTGTTAAAAGATTTAAATCTTCAAGTTCTCGAATATCATTTGTAGATAGCCAGCCATTCTGTCTTGCAATAGCATACCCACTCATACGACTTTGATAATCTCCACGTAATAAACCATCTACATTGAACTTAACAAAGTATTTCTTCTTTTCTTCAGGTAAAAAAAGAGACCTCTTGAAGGCCTGTTCTAAACGAACTACCCAAGGGTCTAATGTGTATTTTACAAACTCTAGTGATTGTTGCTCGATATTTGAAAATGAAGATTTTTCTAAATCACCAATCATATGTGGTGGTATCCTATACAAACGTGCAATCTCATTGATTTGAAACTTCCTAGTCTGTAAGAATTGTGCTTCTTCTGGTGGAATACCTATTTGAGTGTACTTCATCCCTTCTTCTAGAACTGCAACTTTATGTGCATTTGTTACACCGTTATAAACCGCATTCCAAGAATCACGTACTCTTTTTGGATCCTTCAAAATCCCTGGATGTTCCAATACACCACCTGGATTTGCACCATTTTTAAAGAATGATGCTCCGTAATTCTCTGTAGCCAAAGTCATCCCAATTGCGTTCTTTGCTAATGCGATGGGAGAATAGCCAATCAATCCATCAAAACCAAGTCCGGGAATGTGAAGGACATCTTCTTGTTTTAAAATAACACTGCCTTTATCCTTGAAATTTGGATTTTCTTCGGTCTGACGTTGATATTTGTAGTAAAGTTTCCCATTTTCATCACGATGTACTGACATTTTATCTGGTAACAAAGGATACAAACTGATAACCTGACCGCTCTTATCCCTTATGATTTGAATATAGGCATTGCCCCATATCAAAAGATGAGTCATCAAAGTTTCACGAAAGACAAAGGAAGACATCTCTGGATTTGGTTCATCATGAAGTAAGAAATATAGAGGGTGTTCAAATTTTTTCTCTCTCCCATTAGATGTTCTTTCGTATATATGAATGGGTAGAGAGGCGACAGCTTCGGCTAATATTCGCACACAAGCATAAACAGCTGTAGTCTGCATCGCTTTAAATTCATCGACATTTTCACCACTAGAAGTTCGTCCAAAGAGATAGGAAAAGTCCTGTCCCTCATAGCTATTATGCGGTTTATCTCGTGATCTTTTTCTTCCAATAAAATCTAAAAATCTCATCTAATCCTCCATTTTTGAGTACAATAAAAGCACCTCATTTGTGAGATGCTCTACGAATTAAAATTGAATTTACTTATTGAATAACTTAGCCCAATTCTGCTTGGAATTTAAAATTCTGGAGACATAAACCTCATATTTGTCGATATAATAAAAAGCTAAGTAATTTTCAATTGGCATATATCGATAACGTTTTCCGTCATCTGTTAATTCACCATAACCTCGACTCGATACCAAAGGGCATGCTTCTGGAAAGATTTCTAAAGTTTCTAGTGCCGTTAAAATAAGGTCTAGTTTACTATCGGCAGATTGTTGGCTGTAAAAATTCAGTACAATATAATCATGTATTTCTCTCAAGTCTTTCTTAGCTTGATCCGTAAGAGAAACATGGTAACGTTTATGATTATTCAAGTCCAAATTCCTTTCTTACATCTGCTAAAGACGTTAGTTTACCTTGTTCAATTTCTTGATGTCCCAACAAGATTTCCTTTTTCAAATCTTCAAAAGCAACCTGATATTGAGTCTCTTGTGAATCACTAAATACGAACTCTTTAGGGTCAACCGCACCTGTCGCAATTTTACGAAGTGCAGCATTAAAAATATCTGACAGGGTTAACTTTTCATCAGCTAAGATTTCTTTTGTTTGTTGGTAAAAAGTCGAATCTGCTCTAAAATTAACAGGTTGAGTACTTGCCATGATTAATACCTCTTTGTAAAGATGATTTGTAAATACATTGTAGCATCTTTATATTTAAAATTCAACTAAAAGCTTAATATTCCTCGCTCGTCATAAATACTACTATCATTATTTTGGTGTCGAATACATCTATCAATCCCCATTATAAGAGCAACAATTCCATCAATTTTTTCAACTGATTTCTCCTTATCTGGCTTGATATTTCCTGCTGGGTCTTGTCTCATGACTACGTTTTGAGACATCCATTTTAGAACTGGTTGTCCTCCGTGTTGGATACGACCTTCCATCATGAGTTTGAATAATTCCTTGGACGGTGGACTCATATCCTTATACCCTTGACCAAAAGGAATCATCGTCAGTCCCATATCTTCTAGATTCTGCACCATTTGTGTTGCATTCCATCTATCATAGGCGATTTCTTTTATATTGTATAGCTTTGATAATTCCTCAATGAACTTCTCTATAAAGCCATAATGAACAACATTACCCTCTGTCGTCTTTAGATAACCTTGCCTTTCCCATACATCATACAAAACATGATCCCTACGACAACGAAGTTCAAGAGTATCTTTTGGTAACCAGAAATAGGGGAGAATGATGTAATTTTCTAGTTCATTCCTAGGTGGAAAAACTAAAACAAAGGCTGTGATATCGGATGTACTTGACAAGTCTAGTCCTGCATAACACTCACGACCTTTCAAACTTTCAAAATTGATTGGTGCATCCCCTTTGTTGTATACATGTTCTGGAATCCAAGCAACCGTAGAATTTGTCCACATATTTAGCCGTAGTTGCTTGAATACATTTTCTTCAGCAGGATTATCAAGTGCTTGTTTATAAGCTTCTCTGACACGGTCTAAGCCAATGGTATGACCTAATGACGGATTTGCTTTTAACCAGTTACTTTCGTCATTCCAGTCCTCTTCATCAGATAAACCATAAACGACAGGATAAAAAGATGTATCTTTCTTTCTGCCCTTTAAAATATCAAGTGCTTTTGTATGTAACTCGTAACAAATTGAATTCTTATCTGTTCCTGCAGTAGTAATAATAAAAAATAAGGGTTGTTCTCGTGCATCCCCTGAACCTTTAGTTAAGACATCATAGAGGTGGCGATTGGGTTGCGCATGAATTTCGTCAAACACGAGTCCTGAAACATTGAGACCATGTTTCGTACCAGTCTCAGCGGACAAAACTTGATAGAAACCTGCATTAGAGTAGTTAACAATTCGTTTCGTAGCACCCATTATTTTTGAACGTTTCTCTAAAGGTCGACTCATTAGTACCATTTGTTTTGCTACATCGAATACAATAGAAGCTTGATTTCGGTCACATGCAGCACCATAAACTTCTGCACTGGCTTCATTATCTGCATAAAGTAGATAAAGAGCAATTGCTGCTGCTAGTTCACTCTTCCCATTCTTTTTTGGAATTTCAATATAAGCAGTTAGAAATTGTCTATTTCCATCTTCTTTAACAATCCCAAATATATCTCGTACTATCTGTTCCTGCCAAGGTAAAAGTATAAACTTCTGACCTGCCCATTTTCCTTTAGTATGACAAAGATTTTGAATAAAAGTCACTGCTCTATCAGCCTTACTTTTATCATAATGTGATGTAGCTAGCATAAAAGGAGTTGGTTCATAATGAAAAGTCATAATAAACCTCCCAACAAATCTTCCATTTCGTCACCGTTACCAACCTCTGAATCCATGGTAGCTAAACGATTCCTAGCGGATGGGGTTAGACCAAATTGTTCACAAAACTTCAGCATGATTTTTAAATTAGTTTGACTAATTGAAACTTGTGGAACTTGCTGTAAATACCCATTTGGTGTCTTTAAGATAGAACCATGTTTTGATAAAAACTCCTCTGCTTCTTTCCAACGTGCGTAAGCTTGACAATAACCTGCAAATGCGGTCATATCCATTTCCGTCAGTAATCCCATTTGTTCCAATATTTTTCCCATCCGCTTCCATTCCCTCTTAGCATCTTCTTCAAGCCACTGGGGGCAACGTGGAGCCTTCTTTTGAGGTTTTACTTCATTCGTTGGGAGAGGCCGTTTACCAGGATTACCTTCTAGAACTTTTAAATTTGTAGGTTTCGGTTTACGTCCTCTAATTGCCACTAATTCACCTCCTAAAATAAAAAGAACTCACATCGAGTTCCAAATTATAATTTATTGTATGTATCCACTATTTCTTGATAGATAATTTTATCAAAATCATCCATTCGGTCAGTGATTTTACCATATTCATAATGAAAAACTATTTCTTTATTTCGTTTAATTTTTAGGATTGCTATCCAAGCTCTATCAATATGTCGATCATAAGTACTGTATTCCCTAAGAAACTCAATATGATAGTGCCGACCATTGAATTCTCTAGTTATCATTTCCCACATAACTATCTCAATTTCATTATTTTATCAATTCCGTAAAGTACATTTAAACTTTGTCCATTATCCCAATTCACTAAAATTGAACCAATATCATCAACACCAATTACCGTACCGAGAGTACCTATAGGTGGTGCAAATGGATCCTCCATTTCGAGTAATTTGACTCGAGTTCCATTGGGATACAATGATTTCAAAGTCTTCACTTTTAAGTCGTCCATAATATAACCTCTTCTCTTTTGTTTAGTACATATTAACTCTAAAGTTCATCTTTATCCAGTTATTTCTGATGATATTTTGAAGATAATATAGCACAACCAATAGCATACACAACTGGTACTGTGACTCCGTTTCCTGCTTGTTTATAAAGTTGTGCATCTGAATTTACAGCTTTTGCCTTTTCAAATAAGTCATCACTGAAACCTTGAAGTCTAAAACACTCTTTTGGAGTAAGTTTTCTAATTTTGACAACACGACCATTCCAAACTACTGCGCCCATCTGGCAGCTACATGAAAGGTTGTGAGCTATTCCTCTCCCTACTCTTGCCCTTCTCGTTAATGAACTTGGATAAGAAAGATCAACCGAGTCACCAACCTCCGCCAATTGATAACCTTGCTTTGTTCCGTTCCTAACCTTGATACCTTGTGTCAAAATTGGTTGGACCTCAAGCACTCCAGAGTTCATTGCTGTTCGCTTTGTCGCACCAGCAGTATAACGAGCAGTTATACATCTTGCTTCTTCAGTTAACTTTGGTTCAGTTAGTGATTGGTCAATCAGATAAAGACCTGTCTTAGCTCCTAGTCCCCCACCCTCTCCAACAAGAGTTGTTGCAATACCACTAGGGTCGTAGACACGGTAGCTTTGCATACCGCCTACAAGTTGCTTAAGATGGCTACTGCTTTCTCTGCTGATAGGTAGTACTTGTCGTCGACCTTTTCTTCTAAGATGTCCGATAGTATAGATGCGTTCTCTATTTTGTGGTACTCCGTAATCTTTTGAGTTGAACACTTGCCATTCAAGGTCGTACCCTGATTCATCCAAGATAGAGATATAGTCGAGATAATCTCGTCCCCCACCACTTGATAAAAGTCCCTTAACATTTTCAAGGAGAACCCATTCGGGTTTATCTTCTTCTTTTTGGCTTTTGATGAGTTCAACAAATGTAAAAAAGAGTCCACTTCGCTCACCGTATAGGCCGGCTCGTTTCCCTGCGATAGACACATTTTGACAAGGGCTTCCCGCACACCAGAGATCTGCTTTTGGTAATCGTGTTGGATCGATTGTTGTGATATCGTCATGAAACCATTCTCCTTTCGTATCATACATTGCTTCATAAGATTTGCGTGCAAACTTATCTTTTTCGCAAAATCCTATACACTTCATTCCTGCTAATTCTAGCCCATGTCGAAAGCCACCAACTCCGGAAAAGAAATCTAGAAACGTTAATGTCATACTTGTTCCTCCAACTCCTTTAACACTTGGTTATAAGTTAAAACCTCATGATTACGTTGTACGGTTACTTCAGTATCGCCTGTAACTTCTATATAGCGTTTAACAATGACATCCACAAACTTTTCATCTAGCTCGATTCCATAACAAACACGTCCAGTTTGGTCTGCAGCTATTAAAGTAGAACCAGAACCTAAAAATGGATCTAAAACTATTGTTCCACGCATAGAAGAGTTTTGAATAGGGTAAGCCATAAGTTGAATAGGCTTCATGGTTGGGTGGTCTTTACTAGACTTAGGACGGTCATATTCCCAGATGGTAGTTTGCTTCCGATCACTAAACCACTGATGTTTTCCTTTTTTCTTCCACCCATATAAACAAGGTTCATGTTGCCATTGATATGGGCTACGACCTAATACAAGTGAGTTCTTCTTCCAGATACAACACCCACTCAAATAGAAGCCAGCCTCTTTAAAAGCTTTGCGGAAGTTGAGTCCTTCCGTATCTGCATGAAAAACATAAATAGACGCATCATCTTCCATGTGATTTTCTACTTGAGTAAACATTGAAAGGAGAAACTGATAGAAGTCTCCGTCAGACATATTATCATTTAGGATTTTCCCAGCCGTCTCTTCAACGTCCACATTATAAGGTGGGTCCGTTACTACTAAATTAGCTTTCCTATCATCTAGCAACTGCTTATAGGTTTCAGCTTTTGTAGAATCACCACAAATGACTCTATGTTTTCCCAATTGCCAAATGTCCCCATGTCTTGATACCGTTGGTTTCTTCAATTCTTCTTCCACATCAAACTCATCTTCAGACAACTCCTTGTCATGGACATTTGAGAGGATGTCATCAATCTCTGGTGGCTCAAAACCAGTAAGGTCTAGATTGAAATCAGACTCCTGTAAATCTAAAAGTAAGTCCGCTAAGAGAGCTTCATCCCATTGACCTGTAATCTTATTGAGTGCAATGTTCAATGCTTTCTCATCTTCTTTGGGTAAATCAACGATGACGCACTTAGCAGTTTCATAGTCTAAGTCTTTAAGAACTGTCAAGCGTTGATGACCACCAATTACAGTTAAATCTTCATTGACAATAATTGGATCAACATATCCAAACTTAAGAAGCGACTGTTTAATTTTTTCATATTCTTTATCCCCTTTTTTCAGTTTCTTTCGAGGATTATAAGCTGCAGGCTTTAATTCTTTCAGAGGAAGTTCTTTTATTTCCATTGTTGGTTGGTTCGTCATTTTAGACTCCTTTGTAAAATCTTATCTGTATGTAGCAGGCATGGCTACAATACTTTCTATTGGGATTGGCATAAGATAAAAATGACCTACCACAACACTGGCAAGTCATTTCTTCATATGCAGTTTGTTCCTTATCATGCTCCTCTTGATGATTTTTCCACCAATTTATTCTGCACCTATCTGAGCAAAATTTCTTCGGTCGTCCAGTTTTATTAGGAACCATAGGTTGAAAACATTGAGGACAGTTTGTACCATCTTGAACTCGGTTCTCAACCATCAAATACGGTAATGTCCCTTGTCCCTTTAACTCAGGATGTCTTTTACAATACTTCTTAACAGAGTCCTTAGATAGACCAATTGCTTTAGCAACTTCACCGTATCCTAAGCCATTTTTTCTAAGTAACCAAATTTGTTCTCGTTGAAAGTTATTCATACCTGTTCCTCACTTTTATACTAAAAAATAAGGTTATTTTCGTACCTAAATTTAAACAAATTTACGAAAATAACACTCACTTAATTCTATATTCTTACTGGATTCTTTACTATTTTGAATTGATTTTTATATCCCACCCTATCAATTTTGCGAAATTTTACGTTTAAGGGGGCGTCGGTCTTTTACGGACAAGGATTTAGAGATTATATCCCCCCTACCCCAAATTATAAAAGAGAGATATTTTTAGAACGTAACTACAATATTAAAACCGATAGGTATATTCCACATATAGGTCCGTTGTCTTGGTCTTTCTATCATGACAAGATTTACAGAGAGCTTGCCAGTTAGATTGATTCCAAAAGAGTTCTTGGTCACCTCGGTGGGGAGTGATATGATCAACCACTGTTGCCTTGGTCAGTCGACCTTCTCTTTGACAGTAAACACAGAGAGGATTGAGCTTTAAGTAACGAATCCGCGCCTTATTCCACCGTGAATTGTAACCTTTAGCTTTGGTTGTCTTGGCGTCAAGTACGTGGTTAGTCTTGTGGTCATTGCAGTACTTGTTTCCATAGGTCACAAGGTTTGGACAACCATTCTGCTTGCAGGGAGTTCTTGGTCTACGTGGCATCTTACTGCTCCCAAGGAAGAGTTGGTTTCGTAAAATGTCCAAAACATGTAGATTGAGTGTAGTCTACGTTTAGAAGATCCAACTCCTTGATAATCCCTTTCGGTGTTAAATCGTACCGTTCTTTAATCATTCCTACCAATTGCTTGCTCGTATAGTTACTTGTTCCAAATGTTTCTACATGAATAGAAACCGGTTCTGCGACCCCTATAGCGTATGCTAATTGAACTTCGCATCGTTTAGCATATCCTTCACGAACGATGTCTTTTGCAATCTTACGTGCCATATAAGCTCCTGAGCGATCCACTTTACTTGGATCCTTTCCTGAAAATGCACCACCACCATGATGGGCAAATCCACCATAAGTATCAGCGATAATTTTTCTTCCAGTAACTCCAGCATCTGCATAAGAACCACCAAGAACGAAACGACCAGTAGGATTCACTAAAACATTAAAATCAAGGTTTTGTTTATACTGTTTTGCAACTTTTATCATAGATTCTTTAACAATTACTCTTAGATTCTCAATTGTCATTTCATCGCTATGCTGAATTGATACTAAGAATGTTGTAATTCTTTTATTGTCATAATCATAAGAAACCTGTGCCTTAGCATCTTTCCCTAAGAGCGGATGCTGAAGTTCCATAAGTTTCTCAAGAACACGAGTTGCTAAAACGTATGGAAGTGGTAAGCATTCGTCAGTTTCGTCAGTTGCATAGCCATACATCATCCCTTGGTCTCCAGCACCGCCTGTATCAACACCTTGAGAAATATCATCACTTTGTAATCCGATAAGATTCGTCACAATGATGTTATCCATTTCTAGTGGTTTAACGACATTTCGAACAACAGTTTTTAAATCAAATAAGGCTGTTGTTTTCATTTCTCCAGCAACCACTATATGATTATCTTTGATAAGAGTTTCTACTGCAACCCTGCTATTCTTATCTTGTTCTAAACATACTGTTAGAACTGCATCTGAAATCTGGTCACAAATCTTATCTGGATGGCCATTAGATACTTGTTCACTCGTAATAATCATTCTTTCCTCCACGCAAAAAGCCTCCCCATTTGGGTAAGGCTCTGTTTTTTTATTTTGCTTTTCTACCTGCTTCATAGGCTTGTTCAAGCATTTCTTTCAATGCCCAAACGCTGATGTCATAAAAGTCAAGGCTGTCGCTATTTCTTGTTTCTAGTGTTTCAGCGCCAATTCTATTTTTTGCGATTTTTGTTAAAATATCCTCTTTCTTCATGGTTTTATCCTCTTTCTTTTTTGTTGTAACCATATTACCTCTAAGAGCGGGATATATCCAGTCATTTGTGCATTATTTTAAAGATATTTTTAAACTTTTAAAGCTTTCAAAACCACTTCAAGTATAGCTTCCTGTTCATCAGATTCTGGGTAGATATCCCATCCTCTGTCATAAGAAATGATAGTCTTTTCAGCAACCTCAACCTCTAATTTGAATACACATCCTAAATCAATACCTACATCTGATGGTTGGTCACTGACTTTTGCTATGTAATCAACTATTTGTCCGTGATAATGAATCTGACCTCTGTTCCACATGATTATTCTCCTCTTATTTTTCTAGGTGTATATTACCGTAGAACCAGAATTTTATCCAGTGAAATTAGCAGATTTACTACCTTTTTTGACATCTTAAGTATATCACAGTCATTTTTAAAAAGCAGTACCATCTTAGTAACAACTTAGTAACAGGGTAGTACCACCTTAGTAACACCCTAGTATCATTAGCCATTTATACTCAAGGTTTTCCCAGCAAAACGGTAATATTCTTTTACTTGTTTTAAGGCTTTTTGTCTATATCGACTAACTGTCATTCTAGAAACATTATGCTTAGGTAGTAACTCATCCCATGTCAATCCAACTAAGACTAAATCAACTACTACATCCCTCATAATTTCATCAACAGAAGAAACAGCAAGTTCAAAGAAATCGAGATCAGTTTTTAAATGACAGTACTTTTCAAACAGTGACTCCTGATATTCTCTTTCCTCTGCTAAGAACTTATCATGAAAAGATAGAGCCATATTTTCTGTCCTGACATTAGTTTTACTCGTTTTAACACGTTCTTCATTTGTCTGTCTAGTAGCAAGAGAATAGAGAAAAGCATCTTCTGAAATGGGTTTATAGTTTTCAATCAAATTCTTCGCAATCGTTAAATCTCTTTTTGCATCTTGATAGTGTTGAAAATAGTAGTCTACTTTATCCATATCAACCTCCTACTTGTGCTTTTACTGCTTCAATCAAACGTGATTGTTGTGCGTCCTTGGCAGTTAAAGCTTTTAGAATATCATCATCAATTGTACCTTCCGTTACAATGTGCTGAATAATCACTGTGTTTGCTTGTTGACCTTGTCTCCAAAGTCGAGCATTGGTTTGTTGGTAAAGTTCAAGAGACCAAGTTAACCCAAACCACACTAAGTGATGACCCCCCTTTTGTAAATTTAAACCATGTCCTGCACTAGCTGGATGCAATAAACCAACAGTGATGTTCCCTTTATTCCATTCATGAATATCAGTTTCACTTTTAAGAACTGTACTTTTAACCCTAAGCTTGTTCAATCGTTCTTGAATACGAAGTAAATCATGCTTGAACCAATAAGCGACCAGAACTGGTTCTCCATTTGCAGCTTCAATAATATCTTCCAGTGCATCAAGTTTTTGATCATGTAACTTGATAATTTTGTGATCGTCAGAATAAACTGCACCATTTGCCATTTGAACCAGTTTATTGGATAAACTAGCAGCATTTGCTGCTGTTACTTCAATTTCGTTAGAATCAGAAATAACAGATTCCTTTTTAAACTCTTTATATCTTTTTGCTTCTGCGTTTGTGAGATGGACTGATTTTTTCGTTGAGATTAATGTCGGCATTTGTAGATAATCCATTGCTTTCATAGAAATTGTGATGTCATCAATCTTGTCAAAGATTTGACACTCTGCATAGTCCATTGGAATATATTCATAGACGACGTTTCCATTTCTACGTCCCTCTCTAAAATAACGACTTCTGTATTCTCCGATAAAACGTCCCAAACGAACACCGCCATCAATGACCTTGAACTCCGCAAACAAATCCATCAATCCGTTGGAACTCGGTGTACCTGTTAAACCTACCACTCGTTTCATGTAGGGGCGCATGGCCATAAAAGCTTTAAAACGTTTTGATTGCCATGATTTGAATGAACTTAATTCATCAATGACAATCATATCCCACTTGAAATGCGGATGACACTCTTCAACTAACCAAGTGATATTTTCACGATTTACAATGTAGATATCCGCATCTTTTTGGAGTGCTTCTTGTCGTTGTTTAGGAGTACCCACAATTTTTGAATATCTCAAATGAGACAGTTCTTGCCACTGCTCTATTTCGTCACTCCATACTGTATTTGCGACTCTAAGCGGAGCAATTACCAAAACCTTTGAGACCTCATAACGGTCAAACATTAGTTCGTTAATGGCTGACAGGGTTGTAGCTGTTTTTCCCATCCCCATGTCTAAAATGACTGCTGCATAAGGAGTTTTTATGATGAAGTCTTTGGTGACTTCTTGATAGTCATGCAGTTTCAATTTCATCCAATATTTCCTCAATATCTTTCTTATTATCTAAAACATAGACTCGAAATCCTAAATGTTCAAATAACTTATGCCGTGACACCTGCAAAGCTCTAGGATGTTGATTAGGTGCTTTTACTTCCACCAAACCAAACTTGCCATTGGGTAAGAATACCAGTCGATCAGGTACTCCTGAAAAGGAAGGTGATACCCACTTTGGACAGATACCACCACGCTTTAAAACCTCGCTTGCTAACTTTTGTTCGATCACTTTTTCTCTCATACTTGTCCTCTCATCAGATTTAAATGGTGGAGGTCTAATGAGGTCATATCCTAAACTTTCCCTATATACTTTTTCTTAGTTAAATTTCCTATAGAGATAGTTTTAGAAAAGACCATCATTGACTTACACTAAACAAAAAAATGGAAGTCGTGGAACTTAATCCATAAACTTTTTAACCATACTTCACAAATTACTTTTCACTGAATACTTCAACGACTTACACTCCAAAAATACTTGATTTAAAATCTAGTGGAGATACACCCTCACTTGAGTAAGTCATTAGTTTAGAAAATCATCGTCATCAGCTTTTAATGATAACCCCATAATAAAATTCCCTTTATTAGTTCGTTTTCGTTCATAACCAGCTTGATTAAGTGCAGCATAGAAATCAGTTGTACTTCGTGTGTATTCTAAATTTTGAAGGCAATATGCACGATACTTACTGTACAATTCTCCTGATTTCTCACTTAATTTTTCACCCACGACACAACTTTCATTGATGAAATGCCCCAACCAGTCATTAGCTTCACGGTAGGATTTGACAGAATTTATTACTGCTTTTGGAACTGATGTTTTAAAATTTGCTTTGATGGCTTTTTCCGCTCCTTCAATAATCCACGATAAAATTGCTGGCCCAGCATTATCGTACAGATAATCCGCAAAATTCTTGATATCTGAACGACCACTAATTTTGGCATTAAATGGAATAACGACCAAACGTCGCCAAGTTCCTTCATCGTTCGCTCCAACTTTTGGTAAATGATTCGTATAAAGTACCAGCGTATGAGATGGAACAAAATGAAATGGATCCTTATACTTCTTTTCTGCTTGAATTTCGTCAGTTGAGGTAATCTGCTTCACAACTGCAGTATTCAATCTCATTCCTTCTGCCATTTCAGAAGCAATTACAAGTCGTTTCCCTTTTAACTCAGCCAGTTCTGGACTCACATTTCGTTTATTATTCATGGTTAAAGCATCTGCAGATAATTTGCCGGAATAGCTTCCAAGTACCCTTGCAATTGTATTCCAAAAGGTTGATTTCCCATTTGCTCCTCCTCCATAAGCGATAATCATATGTTCTTGATAGACCTTTCCGATTGCTGTCATACCGATGATTTCCTGTACATAATCAATCAGCTCCTGATCATTACAGAAAAAAGTAGCTAAAGTTTCCTTCCATAATCCCAAGCCTTCATCACTTGGAGAAACAGTGGTTATTTTAGTGATGTAGTCTTTTGGGTCATGTTCATGATAATCTCTAAGTCCATTTCTTAAGTTGTAGGTAGCATTAGGAGTATTAAGTAACATATCATCCTTATCAAGTTCTGATAAATCAATGGCTAGTATTGGTTTTGCAGTATTATGAGTCGCAGTAATATAGCGATAATCTCTTCGCTTCATAACAAACTGATAATAAGATTTTGAGGAAAGATAAATAGAATGAAGTTTTTGTTGAATCGGTGTTTCAATCACTTTAGTAAGAGCTTTACCACCTTCACGAACTACTGATTCATCAATTCCGGAGTTGACTAACTCTATAACGGACTTTTCGTATTGTTCAAGAGCATCTGCTAGTTGAAAGTCCATAAACTCAAGAACCTTTCCTATGGCCAATTGTTTATCTTCTTTCCAATACTGACCATTAAAAGTTAAATAGTCTGTCGCATTTGTATAAGCTAAAACATCACCATACTCTCTAGCTAATACTCCAGCTTCCCCGATATCAGAAAAATCATCCGGTTTTAAAGAAGGCCGATTAAAGGTATCTGGCGAAACATAATCATCTGAAGATTTAATTGTCTTATTGTAAAATCGAACCGCACTTCCCCAGATTGCGTCTAGTTCAGATTTTTCTAATGGCGGTTCACATCTGGATGCCTGCTCATCAAAACCATTTCTTGCTTCTTGTGTAACTCCTAATCTTTTAAGAATTTTAGCTGCAAAAACTGACATGGTTGAATTTCGACTTCCTTCTCTGATAGGATCTTTAGGTGGTCTATAAAAGTCAGCATCAAAATCTTCTTCTACTTCTTGAACTAAATCTTCGTCGATAGTCATCCATGAATCATTCCATATAACTTTCGCTTTCGGATTACCAAAGAAGAACCTTGCAGCATCTTTTGCATTATCATCAAAAAATTGATACCTATTCGTGAGCTCTTCTTTCATTGCAACATAAGCTTCCATATCGTTCGTTTCATTAATTGGGAAATAAATATGAAACTTTGGACGTGCTATCATGGCACCCTTAGACAACATATGATTTCTGCTAGTAACCAAAGCAAAGTCATAATCAATAAAGATTTCTTTAATGTTCTCTTCTGTAATCCACTCGTCAGGGTTATCAGTCTTATCATTATCAATGTCCATGACAATAACATCTGATTTTATAAAATTTGAGTTTGAGCGAGTGTGATTGGTAAACTCTGCACCTACATGATCGTATTGAACTACATTCAATAATGATTTATCATCTGTTATTCTGACTTTAATGGGATATACAGTACTTGTTTGGATACCTGTCTTTCCAGAATGACATAACGAAAATTGCATCCGCAACTCCTCCTTAATCTGCTAAAAAATCGAGATTCTATTTCTCTTTATATCTTTATAGGTAAAATTTACCTGCTATTTTCCGGTTCAGTAGAGATTTATTTCAAAAAAAAATTACTCTTCCTTTATATGTCAAAGGGAGAGTTTTCTTTGTTTTAAATTTTTTATTAATTTTTTAAAAAACCGGAATTCAATCATCTCATTTTACCTATACAGGTGTAAGAATTAGAAATCGAATAGAAAAATATTTTTGAAATCCGGAAATTCTAAAGTGATTCTTACCTATAAAGATAGGAGGATGTGAAATGACAAAAGAACAATTGATTGAACACGATGAACAATTAGTAGATACACTAACTGCCATCAGTGTTATCTCAAAACAACTAGCTAAAAAAATTAAAGAGGACGAACAATATGAGCAAAATGAAACAACTGAATGACTTATTAAATGAGATGAAGGAATCAGCAAAGTACCAATTAAGAATTATAGAGGAGTTTCAAGAACTACTGTCTGAGGAAAACACTTCTTCAAGTCACGAAAAAGTTATGGAAGAACCAAGACATGTTACTCTTGAAGAACTACGTGGTGTGCTTGCTACAAAAGCTAGTGAAGGATTTAAAGATGAGATTCGAGCTTTGCTAAAAGCTTATGGTGCTGATTCACTTTCAAAATTAGATCCTAAAAACTACTCAGCTTTAATGGAAGAGGCTGGAGGTATTGGTATTGACTAATCATGCTGTATTATCTGCTTCTGCATCACATCGTTGGTTGAACTGCCCACCTTCCGTTCGGTTAACTGAAGATATGCCAGATGTAAACTCTGAGTTTGCCCTTGAAGGTACGGATGCTCACGAGTTATGTGCTTATCTAGTCGAGAAAGCTTTAGGTAGGAATGCGCGTGATCCAACTGAGGATTTAGCATTTTACAATCATGAAATGCAGGATTGCGCAGAAGAATACTGCAATTATGTCATGGAACAAATCGAGAAAGCCAGAGGCTACTCACGTGACCCTACAGTTCTTGTCGAACAACGACTGGACTTTTCTAAGTGGGTACCTGAAGGATTTGGAACTGGAGATTGCCTTATTGTGGCAGACGGACTTCTTCAGGTTATTGATTATAAGCACGGACTTGGTGTTCTAGTTGATGCAGACTATAACCCGCAAATGATGTGTTATGCACTTGGTGCTCTTGAGATGTTTGACGGTCTTTATGATTTTGATAAAGTTACCATGACTATCTTTCAACCACGAAAACATAACATATCTACCTTTGAGATAGAAAAGACTGAGTTGCTTAAATGGGCTGAAAATGTACTCGCTCCAAAAGCTGAACTTGCATTCAAAGGTGAGGGAGATATGCAGTCTGGTAAACACTGCCAATTCTGTAAACTAAAGAATATCTGTCGCAAACGTTCGGAGGATAATTTGGCTCTTGCCAAGATGGAGTTTGCAAATCCAGCTACTCTTGATAACGAGGACATTGCAGAGATTTTGCCTAAACTAGACTTGTTGATTTCATGGGCAAACGACATCAAAGCTTATGCATTAAATCAAGCCACAGATGGATATCCTATCCCAGGATACAAACTGGTTGAAGGTCGCTCAGTTCGTAAATTCTCAGATGAGTCAGCCGTTAGCCAAGCTGTGATTGAAGCAGGCTATGATCCTTATGAGAAGAAGCTGCTCACTATCACTGCCATGACAAAGTTACTTGGCAAGAAAACTTTTAACGACCTACTTGGTGGTCTCGTAATAAAACCAAGTGGTAAACCAACACTCGTTCCAATTGACGATAGCCGTCAAGAGATGAACCTAGCAAAAAATGAATTTAAAGAGGAATAACTATATGACAACTAAAGTAATTACAGGACCAAACACTCGCTTCAGCTACTTAAATGCCAACGAACCAAAATCTATCAATGGTAGCACTCCCAAGTATAGTGCCTCACTCATTATTCCAAAAGAGGATACTGTCACCATTAACAAGATTAAAGCAGCCATTGAGCAAGCTTACAAAGAAGGTGAGTCAAAACTCAAAGGCAATGGCAAATCTGTACCTGCATTATCTACTCTGAAAACTCCACTTCGTGACGGTGACCTTGAACGCCCTGATGATGAAGCATACAAAAATGCTTACTTCGTAAATGCTAACTCTCCGCATAAACCTGGTGTGGTTGATGGCAATCGTCAAGAAATCATTGATACTTCAGAATTGTACTCAGGTATCTACGGTCGTGCTTCTATTACCTTCTATGCTTTCAATTCTAATGGCAACAAAGGTATTGCTTGCGGTTTGAATAACTTACAAAAATTACGTGATGGTGAGCCGCTCGGAGGACGCACTCGTGCTGAGGATGATTTTGCGACTGAAGATGATGATGACTTTTTGAACTAGAAATGGAGAATTAGATTGATGATGTATACTATTTTAACTTGTACAATTATGGGACTTTGGGTGCTTATCGGACTATACTTCGGGTATATGACTATTAGAGATGATATTCGAAATGAATTGGAACGAAAGGCGAAGCAAAATAAAGAAAAACTTAGCCAAACACCACTCAGTCGAAAAAATAAATAGAACTTTAGGTGGCAGTACTTCTGTCACCTTTTTCAGAAAGGACGTACTATGCCAATTAAAGAACTCAGCATTGACATCGAAACCTATTGTGAGATTGACCTACGAAAATCTGGTGTCTATCGCTATGCGGAAGATGACAGTTTTGAAATCCTTTTGTTTGCTGTATCTGTCAATAATAGACCAGTGACTGTTTACGACTTAACTAAGGAGAAGTTACCACAAGATATTCTTGAAGCTTTAGTAAACGATAATGTTATCAAATGGGCTTTCAACGCTTCATTTGAACGAATTTGTCTATCCAACTGGCTCAAGAAACTTCATCCCGAATTGTTATCAGATGGATTTCTCTCACCAATTTCATGGAGGTGTAGCATGATTTGGTCAGCCTATTTAGGACTTCCACTCTCCCTTGAGGGAGTTGGAACAGTTCTCAAACTCAAAGACCAAAAGATGAGAGAGGGGACTGACCTCATTCGCTACTTCTGCGTACCTTGTAAGCAAACGAAAATTAACGGTGGACGGACACGTAACCTCCCTCATCACGCGCCTGACAAGTGGTCTACTTTTATCGATTACAACAGACGTGATGTTGAGGTCGAATTGGCCATCAAGGAACGGCTAAAAAACTTCCCAGTACCTGCCTTTATGTGGGATGAGTACCACCAAGATCAGATTATCAATGACCGTGGAATTGGTATTGACATTGACTTTGTTCAGTCGGCTATCAAAATTGATTCAGAGAGCAAAGCTAAAATCCAAGAAGAACTAAAAACCTTAACAGGCCTTGAAAATCCCAACTCTGTTCTGCAGATGATTGGCTGGTTACGAGAACACGAAGTAGCAACAGATTCTCTAGACAAAAAAGCTGTGAAAGAACTTCTCAAAACAGTTGATGAAACAACTGCTCAAGTTCTCAAACTTCGTCAGCAAGCTACCAAATCAAGTGTTTCCAAATACCAAGCGATGATGAACTGTGTTTGTAAGGACGGTCGAGCAAGAGGAATGTTTCAATTTTACGGAGCTAACCGTACAGGTCGATGGGCTGGCCGTTTGGTACAACTTCAGAATCTACCTCAGAACCACCTTTCTGACCTAGAGGAAGCTAGAAAACTTTTTAGAACTGGTGACTTAGAAGCTACTGAGCTACTCTATGACACTCAAGATACCTTATCGCAACTAATACGTACTGCTTTCGTTCCAAGTGAAGGAAAGAAATTCATTGTTTGCGACTTTTCAGCTATCGAAGCTCGTGTACTGTCCCACTTAGCTGGTGAGAGATGGCGTAGTAAGGTATTTGAACAAGGGAAAGACATCTACTGTATGTCTGCCTCACAAATGTTTGGTGTGCCTGTTGAGAAGCATGGACAAAATTCTGATCTAAGGCAAAAGGGAAAAATTGCGGAGCTTGCTTGTGGCTATGGTGGTTCAGTCGGTGCACTCAAAGCCATGGGAGCACTTGATATGGGACTAACTGAGAAAGAACTCCAACCACTAGTAAACTCTTGGCGTCAGGCAAATCCCAATATCGTTCTCTTCTGGTGGGATGTCGATAATGCCGTAAAGACTGCTGTAAAGGACCTAATTCCAACATCTGTTCATAACATTCAATTTGAAGTTAAAAGTGGCATTTTGTTCATCAGCCTTCCTTCTGGTCGTAAACTATCTTATATCAAGCCAAGAATTACCGAGAACCAGTTCGGTGGAGAGTCTGTCACATACGAAGGAACTGGAACTGCCAAACGTTGGGAGAGGTTAGAAAGTTATGGTCCAAAATTTGTGGAAAACATAGTCCAAGCTATCAGTCGTGACATACTTGCCTATTCCTTAAAACTGCTGAACGAGTTCAAGATTGTAGGACATGTACATGATGAAGTAATAATCGAATGTCCAATGGAACAAAAACTTGATGAAATTGAAGCGTTGATGGGTAATGCGCCAGACTGGTTGTCTGATATTAACCTTCGTGCCGACGGATACGAATGCTTATTCTATCAGAAAGATTAGCAAAAAATCACCACCTCAAGTCGAGATGGTGATTTCCAATTATTGATTTAGTTCATTATAGACCTCCTTTGCCATTGCTTGTGCTTTCTTAATAGCAGCATATCCTTGGGTCTTTTTCAGACCAAGTTTTTCAATGATCTCTTGTTTACTAATCGTGATATCTTGGTAGATTAGCTTTAGGATTTTACCGTACTTTTCATTACGTTGGTATACAACATCAATCAATTCTTCTAGTGTTTCAATAAGCATCAGTTTCTCCTCGTGAGAAGGGATTCCAGTTGGATCGTAGCCAAATTTCTCATCATTATCCATTTTATCGAACATCTCATCTAAAGATAAATCATCATGCTTTCCTTTAGAATGACGGCTCAAGTATTCATTGGTATCCATGTTAAAGACACGAAGGGCATTCGCAAACTCATCTCGTTCAATAGGTACAAATCCAACAAGAATTCGCTTGCCATAAATGTTAAAAGTTTTAAGATTATCTCGATTTACATCCTTGTTAACTAGCATCGCTCTATCTCTAATTACGAATGGAGCTAGTACTTGTGAATCAGTAGGTTTTACACCATTATAAGACTTTTCACTTTGATAGCGATCTGGAGTGTATTTTGAGTTTCGATTTTGTTCATTAATTGACATGTCTTGTCACCTATTCCTTCGTTCACAAAGGAATTGGACATGCCAAAAGAACTATTAAATTTTATTTCTGACCACATCAGCAGTTCCTTTGCTAAATCATGGTCAGCTGGCTTTATAGCTGAACTGCTATTTCTTAAAGACACAGTTAAAGCCGATAACGTAGGAAAAATTCCTCGTTACAAAGTATCTTTAAGAAGACATTAGAATGTAGGATTAATCTTTACAGTATTAGTATAGAACATTAAAACTATTAAAAATAGGTAGTCTAGACTTCCGTAGCTAAACCCTATTGGTTATAATGTTTTTAATAAGATAAAGCCTTGAAATAATCAATTAATGAGCAAAAAGCGGAAATTGAATCTCCGCTTTTTTGATAAAAAAATAAGACCATCATAAATTTGATGGTCTATAGTGTCTTCATTTGTGCTGCTTGTAATATTGTATTAATTTCAGCTAATGGTTTGTAATAACTTGTCGTTAGTAACATTTTATAAACTTGATGCTGGTGAATTTTAGTTAATTTATGTCCCGCCTTTTCAAGCATATCCTCACTAATAGGTAGCATAAGTTTTAAAGCAAAACAAAATGCCAATGCTAACTCAAGCCTAGGTAGATTATCTTCTTTGGTTTCATAATCTCTTAGAGTTCTGTCCGTAATACCAACAATTTTAGCCAATAATGGTTGAGAGCATTTTTTTCGCTCTCTATGTCTTCGTAATGTCCCTGAAAATTCAAAAGGTAATTCCTTTAATAAATCAGAAATATTTTTTGAAAGTTTCACCATTTCTAAAGGTGGTAACTGATCCATTAAGCTCGGATTCTGTAAAATCTCCACAAAGTCAGCTTTTATTTCGCTCTCTCTTGTGACCCCACGATTTAATACATAATCATAATAGTCTTCATCAGAGATGGCAGTAAATTTCTTAGATTTTACCTTGAAAAGGAGACAACATTCATCCATATGTTCATAAGCATAATCAGTCATAACTGGGCCATCTTTTGTCATGGAAATATATTTTTTATCTTTTAAACAAAGATGGTTATCAATGTAAAGAAACTTATTTCCATCGATGATTTTTCTGAATGATTCATTGAAACAATACTCAAAACATAAATCATTCGATGTGATTGTATAGCTACTTCCATTATCAAAAGCTTCAAGCTCAAAAGCGAAATTGTGCATATACCTATCATCTAAGTAATTGTAAACTCCATTTGCTTCTTTGAATCCCAAGTCAATCATTCTAATTTTTGCTGCCTGCTTGGATACATTAAAGAATTCAGCAAGTTCATCAACCACTTCACGTACAAGTTCAGAGCGACTGATATCAGGATTCACTAAGGTTAAAGTTCGAAATAACTCTCTAATCTTAATTTTCGTTTGAACTTTTGGCATAAGGATTCGAGGAGCAATCCCATTAGCATGCCACTCCATCCAATCAAGTGGAGACCACATGCTAGAATCTGCTTGATTTTCCTCTGTCCAACTACTAGATACCGAGTGTCTGTTATCAAGTATCATTCTTACTTCGTGAAATACTTTATGTAATTCCCAGTGCACACACTCATGAATTACTGTATTATTGAAAGAACCAACATTTCTCTTATAGACAACATCTTTATCTACCAAGATACTTCCTTTGTTAAAAGGCTTAGAGACAGGTTGGTCATTTTCAATCACCTCTACTTTAGTATCTTTAAAAACCATTTTTCCAAAAACTGAGTCGTCTAATGTTAACTTCTCTCGATGTATTGAAAGTCCCATCTCCGCTACGATTAACTCAACTGGTATAGGAGTTGGTTGCCTAAGTGCTACAGGATAATATTTCTTTAGAAATGATTCTGCAATGTTATCAAATTCTTTCTTAGGGATGTACGGAACCCAATCCCTACTAAGCATCAAATTTCTATTTTTTTTATATTGGTCAGATTTAAACTCTGCGTTGTAAATATTAAAGACCTTTATACCTGAATCAAGCTCCATATCTACATAGACTGAAACGTACTTCGATTTCGTATCAAGTTCCATTTCCCCTTTGATGTACTGACGAACAATAACATCCGCAATCACAATAATTTCAAGTTTCAGTTTAGAATTATCAACTACTTCATAGTAAATCTTATAAAGTTCGAAATCATCAAACTCAATATATCCATTTGGTTCAGGTACCATGTATGTAGATAAATCAGTATTATCCTTATTATTGAAAATGAAACCTCTAACAGTTTTTATGATTAAATCCTGGTAAGTATCAAAAATATATTTATCGAACACTAGTTACCTCCGAGAACACTTACAATTATTTTCTAGAAAATTATACCACATTTTGCAAGCGCTTATAAACTATGATATAATTAATTGGAATTAACTCATTGGGAGGTATAAATGCTAAAGAATTTAAAAAAATTTCTACTCAAAGAAATCCCCAAAAAGATAAGCGAGCATGATTTGAACAGTTACGAAAATTTTGGAAAAATGATTGAGGATCACATTTCTGACATTATCGAAGAATATCTTAGAAATAAAAAAATTAAATTCAAATCCTATAGAGCCCCCAATAAAAATTATTTTCCCGATCTTACTCTAACTATAAGAGGTAATAAGTATGCATTAGAGTATAAATGTGGTCTATATAACAAATCAGGTACTTTTATTACTGAACCTGCTAATGATTTAGGGACTCTTAATTCTTACACTAAGAAAATCGATGAATTCAATAACAATATCTTTTGTATATTCGTAAAATATTCTATTGACAATAATTCCATCATTACTATCGATAATATTTATATTGATTATTTGTATAAATTTGTAGGAAGAAGAAATGAAAAATCTAAAATATTGACAAAATACCGTGAAAAGGATGGCAATCTAAGACCCAAAAATTGGGAGGATTTTGATAATTCTACCTCTTATTTCAACTCACTTGAAGAGTTTAGGAAGGCCTTACTTCTCACACAAAAATATAGATCTCTGCAATTAATATTAAAAAATTTGGAAACTTTATCTACTGACGAATTATTAGATATCAAAGCAAGTATAGATCACTTTATTAAAACAAAGCAAAACTAGAATAATTTTTTAGGAGTAATCAACATGGACAATATCGAAACTATTGAAGAACTTTTCCAATTGACCCAAGAAAGACTTGTTGGACAAGCAGGTGCAATTTCAATTACGTTTGCAAATCGAGCGCATATTTATTCTGGAAATGATGTTATTGGTAACTGCTTACAAGAATGGCTTCCTAGTTGGTTCACATTCCTTGGTGTAGATATACAGCCAGGTGCTCATACACAAGAGTTTCCTGATTTTGTAGCAAATTTTAATGGAAATCCTATTGATGTAGAAGTTAAAGCATGGAATATAAATAATGCTCCAGCATTTGATTTAGCAAATTTTTTTAGCTTTCTCGATACTACTTTTACTGAACCTGGAAAATTAAATGCACGATACTTTATTTTAGGTTACAGGCCTGCAAATGATGGTTTTACACAAGGTTTTACGCTAGAGAGGGTTTACCTCAAACATATTTGGGAGATTACTAACAACACTAGAAATTACCCTATCGGACTTCAGGTAAAACGTGGAAATCCATATGCGATGAGACCTAGTAATTTCTATAGAAATGAAGACAATCATTTTGAAAATATTTTCGAGTTTGTTGAAGCTGTTGCAGATGCATACAGACATTTTGAGCATGTATCTGATTTACCATTTACACCAGACGAATGGTACGAAAGAGTGATGAGTTATTTATAGTATCCTAAAATGAAAATAGAGTATGCTAACAAGTCATACTCTATTTTTTTTATAGGTTTCTAATAATTTATTCGATACTGCTTTTATTACTGGGACACATACTGTATTACCTAGTAAGTCAAATGCCTCACTTTCTTTTAGGAAACTGAGGTCATAATTATCTGGGAAACCAAATAATCGTAGACCTTCATTTACCGTTAAAGGTCGAATACCATTAAGTACAGGAACAGCAAGTTTATGAACATCTGTTGCTACTAAGGTTGGTGTTGTATCATAGGGCGATAGGATTTTTGTAAATTCAAAAGAAAGCTTACCGGTTACTATATTGTAACCTTTTTCTAGGGTTTCGTCTGGAACTCGTTTATTACCTTCAAGTTTTTTAGGATGTTCAAAACTTAAATATCCTTTTTTTACAAGATCATCTAGCATATCTGTAAGATTAGGTGAGTTAAAAAAAGTGGAAATCATATCCGATGTTAGCGGCATCCCATCCATCCATTTAATGCCAATTATTTCAGCCCATTTTTTATTTCTTCTTTGTTTTAATAAATTGTCTAATAAAGCTGCCTGTTCCTCCGATATTTCGCCTTTAAGACCTATATCCCAACTATGTATATTATTTTCCCCACCTCGTTTATCCTTTATCGCTTTACCATACACACTCTTCAAATCGTATTTTGATAGTAATTTTTTGGAAAAGTCACTATCAATTGGTGGAGTATTAAAGTCAATCACATCCTGAAGTACTGAATGAGAATATTCGAAATTTTCCAATGTCTCAATAGTATTAGATTTAAACCCAATTATGTAAATTCTTTTCCTAGATTGAGCTAAACCAAAGTCCTTACCATTCAAAACACTGTAACTTATTGAGTAACCCAAATCTGCCAAAGTCCGAGTAATAACTTTAAAAGTATTACCTTTATCGTGATTCACTAAGCCTTCCACATTTTCCAAAACAAATCCTAAGGGTTTTTTCTCCAATAGTATTTTTGCTATATCAAAAAATAATGTTCCCCTCGTATCTTGAAAACCTAGACCTAATCCTGCTTGTGAAAATGCTTGACATGGGAAGCCAGCTAATAGAAAATCAAAATTCGGTAAGTTTGATGGATTTAATTTAGTTATATCACATTCAGGATTATGACCGAAATTATTAGTGTATGCCTTTATCGCAGCAGGCTTGATGTCGCTAGAAAACACACATTTTCCAACCAATCCATGTTCCTGCAATGCTTGCTCAAAGCCAATTCTGATACCTCCAAGACCACTAAATAAATCAATGAAGGTCACTTCACCTTTATTTCTGACAAGCTTTTGTTCTACTTCTTTAATACCAATACCAATCAATTCTCTACATTTTTGAGAAAAAGTTGAACTGTTTGGCAAAGGTAAACTATCTATCCTTTCAGAATCCTCATCGCTTAGATATATAGTATACGCTTTTCTCTTATTAGAAATCGACTTTCTTCCTGCTCCTTTTCTCGGACCACCATGCATAATGTCACCTTCTTTAATATTCATTGTGTAAACATAATATCACAAAAACATTGTTTTTTCAAGTTTTTAAAATCCGAAAATTTATTCTAACTTTCTAGTTGAAATTATCTTACATTTTGATATAATTTTGTTAATTTATAAATTAACAAAAGGTGTAGACTAATGTTTTCAAAATTTCGTTTAAAAGCAAAAAGGGAAGAATTTGGTCTTTCTCAAACCAGTATTGCAATAGAGTTAGCGATAAGCCGTGTCGCATATAACCATTGGGAAAGTGGTAAAACTGTGCCTAATCAAAAACACCTCACCGCTTTATCTAAAATCCTAGATGTCCCTGTTACCTATTTTGAATCTGAATACAATATTGTCAATAACTATCTTCAGTTATCTCCTGACAATCAGATAAAGGCAGAGGAATATGTTGAGGAACTTCTACTTTCTCAACAAACCTCAAACGTCACTCCACTTTTCTCTGTCCAAGTACTATCAGATGTTCAACTGTCTGCTGGTCTTGGTGAGGGCTTCTTTGACGAGTTTGAAACTGAAATAGTCTACTCAGATGAGGAACAATACGGTTATGACATTGCAGCTTGGATTGAGGGAGATTCTATGGAGCCTGTCTATAAGAGTGGCGAAGTCGCACTTATTCGTTCAAACGGCTTCGACTATGATGGGGTTGTCTATGCTTTATCATGGAATGATGCTGTCTATATTAAAAAGCTTTACCGTGAAGATGATGGGTTCAGAATGGTTTCTTTGAATAAGGACTATCCAGATAAGTTCATCCCTTATGAGGATGAACCAAGAATTGTTGGTCTGGTTGTAGGCCACTTTATGCCTGTCGAGGGAGTGTAGTCATGAAATTAAAAGATATTTTAGAACTTGGAACATACGGTTTCAATCCTGATTGTAAAGTTGAAATCTTCAATATGGACAACTTTGAAGAGCGACTAGAGAATGAAAGTTTCGATGAAATTCTTATTCCTCAAAATGATGATGCAAAAATCTATCCTTACGCTTTTTTGATAGAAGATTCTATTTTAATTGCTATGACCGAGGAGGGTGACAATACCAATGAACGTTAAAGAAATGATTTACATAAAGGGCGAACGTATTATCTTTACTCCCGACAAGTTCGAATACGACATCACTGATTACATTGGAGAACTTATCGAAGAGCTAGAAAAACTCAAACGGAGATGATCCTATGGGCTATATCGACTACTCTATAGAACCTCAAAGTGACATAGCCTTCCTCGATATGAAGTCCTTTTACGCTTCGGTTGAATGTGTAGATAGAGGTTTGCATCCGCTCTATACATCATTATGCGTCATGAGCCGAGCAGATAACTCAGCAGGATTAATACTTGCTTCCTCTCCTATGTTTAAGAAAGTATTCGGAAAAGCAAATGTAGGGCGTTCCTACGACTTGCCTTTTGACGTAAACACTCGTAAATTCAGTTATCAGAATGCATGGAAGCAGGGCATTGAGGTAACACCCAAGTATAAATCTTTCATCGAACACTGGGCAATGCGTACACTCATTGTTCCTCCTCGTATGGACAGATATATCGAGAAGAATTTAGAGATTCAACATATCTTTCAAGACTACGCTGCTCCAGATGACATTCTCCCCTATTCAATCGATGAAGGCTTTATTGACCTTACTAGCTCACTTTCTTACTTTATTTCTGATAAGTCAATGTCAAGGAAAGATAAGTTAGATAATGTTTCGGCAATGATTCAGAGAGATATTTATCGCAAAACAGGTATTATCTCAACTGTTGGAATGAGTAATTCCAACCCTCTTCTAGCTAAATTGGCTCTAGATAATGAAGCTAAGAAAACTGCTACTATGAGGGCTAACTGGTCATACCAAGATGTAGAATCCAAGGTATGGTCTATTCCAAAATTAACGGACTTTTGGGGTATTGGTAGTAAAACTGAGATTCATTTACAAAAACTTGGTATTCATTCAATCAAAGATCTAGCTAATTTCAATCCTGATATTCTCAAAAAAGAATTCGGTAAAGTCGGTGTTCAACTTTGGTTTCACGCAAATGGAGTTGACGAGAGCAACGTCCATGACCCCTATAAACCAAAATCACGAGGATTGGGTAATTCTCAAGTACTTCCTAGAGATTACAAAACCCAAAGAGAAATTGAAATTGTATTAGCTGAAATGGCTGACCAGGTTGCTAACCGTCTTCGCTCGGCACATAAAAAAGCTACTGTCGTTTCTATTCATATTGGCTATTCTAGGACTGAGATGAAAAAATCAATAAATGCTCAGAAAAAGATTGACCCCGCAAATCTTCCAAAAACAATGGTTGGTCATGTACTTGAATTATTCCGAAAGAAATACAACTCTGGTGCAGTGAGACAAATCGGCGTATCTTATAGTGGCTTCGTAGATGAAAATTATACTCTACTATCACTATTTGACGATGTAGAACAAATTGAAAAAGAAAATAGACTTCAGACAGCAATCGATGTTGTCAGAGAACAGTTTGGTTTTTTGGCCATACAAAAAGGAACCGTCCTAACCAAAGGTTCCAGAAATATTGAACGTAGTAAACTTATCGGCGGTCATTCCGCTGGTGGATTGG